CGTGTTAACAAGGCTTGCATATCAGATTCACGAAAGACGGCACGAACGCGCGATTCAATATCACTCTGCAGTGTCGCTATCTCATCGACACTCAAGTTGGCAGCATGCCAAAATTCGACGGTGAGATCCGTTGGTGCGGCGGCAATGGCCATGGCCCGAAGATCATCACCATGGCCGTGGTTGCCCTGAGTGCTGATGTAATTATTTATATCGTCAATCATGGCCTGCGGCGTTTCGCCTACATCCATCATCACATGACAATTTGCGGTACCTGGCCCCCGTGGTGCTTCGTGTTCGAAATAAAGCCAGTCACTGCGAATACCCGCAAAGCTTGAGATAGCCGCGCGATATACCGCATCGATATGATAGTTGCCGACACTGCCGAACTGATCACGTATACGCAGCGCCAGCTCATCGTCGATTTCTTTATTGGCTCCGGCGCGGGTTATCCAATCACCGACATTGCTCACCGACTCGATGCCCGCTATTGCTTGCGGCAACACATGGTAATAGCCACCCCCTATGTTGTGGCCAGCCCCTGCAGTGTCAGCCTCACATAAAATAGCGGCGCTTTGGGTACCGGCAGGGATCACAATATCGGCCAACACCAACAGCTTATAGATAGCGCCCAAGGTGTTATCGGTTTGCACTATGGTGCCCGCTTTCACCACAATATCGGCATTAATATCGGTTTTGGTGAAGGTGATATTACCCTGCGTTTTGACTGCTAATTTGCGTTCCAGGTGAACATCCCATGCCTTAAGCTCTAAATAAAATTCTGTGGCCGTGGCGGCAAACATGGCGGGCAGCACATGGTTAGCCAGCAACGTCTTGATAAGCCATAACACTGGCGTAACCACACAGGCAGAGAAGAGTTTCCAAAACGGAGACATAGCACTGTCATTACTGATAATGGAGTTGGCCGCTACCACATCGGCTTCGAGCAAGGCGGTTACCCCGGCTGCGGTAAGCGGTACCCCTTCATCTTCTAATACTTTTTCAAAATCAACTTGTGGGCGCGACATAGCTTACCTCTGCAGTTTTTACATCAAGAGCCAACGGGCCAAATTCATAGGTGGTGGCGGTGATCGTGATTAGCTTTGGAGTACTAATATCCAACTCAATTGAACCTGGCACTAAACGAGTATCGGTTTCTATTAGCAGTTCTATCTCGGTATACACATCACTTCGCATGGTCGCATTACGCTGAGCAACTAACTTAGCCACAAGGCCGGATTCCATCAGCAAGTGTTTCAGGTCTTGGGCGATACTTGCGCGCGTATTGGTCAGGTTTGGCTGCGCCCCGACATCGAGAGACAGTGCACCGTCGACAATTAACAGGTCGCTATACTTACTCAAATTAGTATCTGTGGTCATCCGGTCATTAACTCCTGTTGTTCGGCAATTTCTGCAAGGCTGAAATTCTTCGGTGGATTATGAATATTCACATCACCAAAGCTAAGACTCTTGCTGTTTGATTGACTGGCCACTCTGTTAGCCTTGGCGCTCATTGCCGCCTGCTGATTAATGCGCGGCTTAATGGCGCTGGCCATGGTCTCATTGGCCACCGGCTTAATATCGAGTTGCTGAGTTAGTGGTTCGGGCTGGTAAGGTGACAGCGCATTGCGCTGCATATCTACGGCTTGAACCATTGGCGGTGTTGACTCGGGGGGCAACTGGCCACGCTGCAGATCAACAGTTTGCATCAGTGACTCGGGCACCATCGGCGATAGCTGGCTTTGCTGATATTCAACCGGTAAGCGAGTGACGTTATCAGTTGCAGATTGCACAACCGGGTTAGTTACACCGGGCGCATTCAACCAAGGGCCATTCATGGGAGCCGCGTTCGCCACATCATTGGCGGCAGTCTGCTGCATCCATGTGGGCACCGCTTGCTGGTTGTTGCTCTGAATAAATTCGGGCAGCTGGGGTTGTTGTTCGAGTCCTGCCACGTTGGGGATCACATCAATCTCAACACCTGGCAGCATATTCAGTTTTTCGATGATCCAATTAATGGCATCGATAGCGCCGTTTTTAATATCGGTCCAAACGGTATCGAACCAGCCAAGCAGCTGCTGCAGCCAAGTCCACTCAGACATAGTTGCCTTGAGGTCGTCCCAGTAGTAAACCAGTGCGCCCACGGCAGCGATAGCTAAAACTATACCCGCAACAATCAGACCAATTGGGTTGGCGTACATAGCAATATTTACGGCTAGCATCATTGCTCTAAGTGATGCCATGCCAGATGTTAACAGGGCATTAATCCCTGCCCACGCCATTGACGCTACTCCGTAGGCCGTCATCGCCATCTTGGCAACGCCCATCATCACGGTAAAGGCACCACCTGCGGCGACGAGGCCGAGAATACCAATCGCGACATAGCCCAACATGCGGGTTAAATTAGGGAAGGTTTGAGTAAACCAGAGCACATCTTTACCCATATCGGCTATCCAGCCAACAAACTCATTGAAAGCCGGTAACACGGCAGAGCCGAGGGCGGAGCGGATCACAAACCAAGATTGTGACAGGCGTTCGCTCTGGTCGGTCATGGCTGCGGCCATCTCTTCGGCCTTGCCCATACCTTTGACTTTGCCAAGGTCTTCCATGCTGTCTCTAAGGCCTTGGGTGTCTTTCATTAATAAGTTAACAAAAGCAAGTGCTTGGTCTGAGCCAAATGCCTGCTTTATTTTTAACTTGTCTGCCCCATTCTCGAAATCACCAAATTTAGATTTTAATTTATCAAGAATATCTATTGTCGGTAACAACTTGCCTTGACTATCAACAAATGACATCCCTAAGCTTTCTTGAGCTTTTACTGCACCACCTAAAAATGCTTTATATGCAGTTGCAGAACTTCCGCCTTGCATAGTTGATTGCAGTGACCCCAAGATTGCCATTTGACTGCTAATAGCTTCTGTAGACGCTCCTTCCATGCCCGAAAATGCATCAGCCATTTTCTTACCGTCAGTTTTAAACATCTCCACAGCTGTTGCTGTCATACCTGTCAACTGGTTTACCCACTCCCCTTTTCCCATTGCATTAGCTTGGTTTTTAAATGTGCCATACATGGTGCCCATATAATCAGTAATGGTGCCCGCATCTGCTTTAGTCGCGGCGGCAAGTACGTTTGATGAGGTAGTAAAGGCTGATAAATCGTTATCACTTAACCCGCCAATGGCCGACTGAATGTCATAACTTGATTTCACAAACTCGGTGGCCGATTTACCGTACTTAAGCGCATATTCGTAAGACGAATCCGTTAACTGCTTAAGGGCAGATTGACGCACGCCAAGCGATTTAACCTCACCTAATGCACGGTCCATCTCGATGGCGGGCATCAATGCGTTTTGCAGTGCCATACCTGCTGCAGCCATACCACCTGCGCCAGTGGCCATCTGCATGGTTCCAGCTTGGTAGTTAGACGCCAGCCCGTTAAATTGCTGACTAATCTTGGCAATCGGTTTAGTGATCTGATCAACCAAACCAACGGTAAACATCAAAGGTTTCGGCAGGCTCATTGGTGATCACTCTCCTCTTGTACTATGGCTTAACTGAACTAACCTGACTATTAACCAGAGAATGCCTTGTTCACCCCATTGGCGGTGACTATCTCTAGGCTCTCTAAATGGTTCTTATGCAGCCAAACCGCACGGGCTATCGACTGTTCACTGTCATCTTCGTGCGGTAACTGATGCCGACGAATGGTCAGCATCTGCTCAAGCTGGTTGTTTTCAATTGACTCAACCAGCGCATTTATTTTTTTACTGCAATTTCCAGAATCGGCGAGAACTCACCTTTCAAGGTGCCCGCAATTTGAACCTCTGCACCTGGTGAGTCGGCGAGTAAGTTTTTAAACTCCTCTTTCTGCTCCTTATCGATGGCGCGCATCACAAAGTTATGCGAGGCGCTGCACATCGAGCCGCCGCGAGATACGCTATCGACAAAATCAGAGTGGTCATTCACGGTGAGTTCAAATTTAAACTCTGTGGTGCCTATGGTTAAAATCACTGTCTTTTTCATGCTGCATCCTTATCTTTATTGGTCGTTAGTAAGTCTTTGAGGTTGTTAAATCCGTCTTTCATCTGGCGTTCCATCCGGTCGCCTAACTCTTTTACGTCATCCTTGGTGGCATAGTTTTCTGCCACATGGGTTTTATGGTCGCTCAGCTCTTTGGCCGTGCTTTTGTGCGCATTCGACAGACTGACAAATAGCGGTAACAACAAGCCCAGCACTAAGCTGATAACGGCAATAACAACCATCACCCAATCTGCCACTTCATTCATTTTCTCTTCCCTACCAGATTAATCAGGCCTGAAAACAGGGATTCAGGGGCGGTATTCGACACGGCTTGATACTTCTGCTGCTTCTCTTTGGTTCGCATACCGAAGTAAGATCTCAGTAGCGCCGTTGGCGTACCAAGAATGGCAATGAACAAGGGCCAGTTGTCACCAATGGCCGTGATGATGTCGGCATCCTTGTTAAACATGGCCACGGCTAAAAACGAGATGATCACCACCACAGAGAACGCCACTATCCGGGCCATCATCATGGCGATGGCGGGCCGTGTAGAATGTCCGGTTTTATCCACATCACCCAACGCCTTAACCACGTTGGTGTGACCTTCGATGGCAGCTATTTCAACGTCGAACTTTTTGGTTAACACTTGGGCCTGCACCTCTGCAGGCAGTGACGAAACAGCATCTTGTATATCGGTGCCTGTGGCTTTATCGCCCAGCTTGCTGTCATCGGGCAGAAACTCATTAACCACCTTGAGGATGGTGTTACCACCCGGGATCACATCGGCCAATATTGATGTGCCGACTTT